ACTTCAACCGTGGGCTATCCACAAGAGATAACACGCTAATAAATTCGTTCAGGTCATAAATGCCGAAAGTTTCGGGAAAAACAATATCCAGTTGAGAAGAACTCAAAACATTCTTCGCTTCTGAAATAGTTTTTACCACGCTACCCTTTTCAATTACAATGTTAGGATTGATTGTCGCATAGTTCTTAAGAACCGACATTGTTTTTTCAGAAAGTTCCATAATATAATTTCTCTAAAGTTTTATTCTTCAGTGGTTACTTCTTCGACCACAACTTCTTCGGTTTCATCAGCATCAGCTGGTCCACCTTCTTCTGGTTGTTCAGGGGTTGCAGCTTTAACAAACTCAGCGATTCGATTTCTAGTCGAGCCGACTGCTTCTAGTTCCTCACCCCTGAAGGCGCCCCTACTGGTTACCGCATCAAGGATTTGAATAACATTAGCCAAATCGATTAATGAAATTTGCGGTCTTTGAGGTGCACCATCCGTTTGTGTTTCTACTTCACTCATTTTTTACTCCTATATTAATTGTGTATGTGAGTTGTTGTAGTTAATATATAGTACCAAATTAAACAAAAGATGTCAAGTAATTTTACTGAAATTTTTAGATTTCGTAAATTCAATCTTTCTCTCAAACTTATTATCTAGTAGTTCACCTTTGTGAGAAATAATAAACACGTTTGTCTCATCATCAAGCGTGTCTAATATCTTCAACAAATTCTCTACACCGTCTGCATCCAAACTTGAATCAAAAGTTTCATCAAGTACTAGTAGATTAGTTGCGACGGAGTTTTTCATTTTAGCTACTTGTCTCCACGTAAATAATAACGCGAGATCTATGCGTTGTTTCTCACCCTCACTAAACGAGGAGTAACTGAATGCATCTCTGTGTCTCGATCTTATCGTCTCGTTGAACCCCTCATCCAAGTCAAAGTGAACGTAGAAGTCAAGGACTTGTAGATATTGGTTTGTGAGTTTGTTAATAACTGGCAGATATTGTTTGATGATTTTGGTTTTAATGCCGGAATCTTTGAGCATTTCGGTAATGACATTATTATATTCTCGTTCTTCTGCGAGTTCCATTTTCCTTTGCACAATCTTCTCACGTGATCTTCGTAAATCTTCAAGCGTAGACTTTGCGGTCTGCAAGCTGTCCATGTCTTGACCCCCTGCGGATAATTCATCACTTAAATTCTGTATTTCTCGTTTGAGTCTACTAATGTCACGTCTATGCATTTCAACATCTTGAAACTTAGATGTTTCTTCGGACAGAATGTTTTCATTCCTTGTCATCTCATCATAGTGTTTTGCTATTTCGAAAGAGAGTTTGTGTTTGCCGTCTTCGACCTGTCCCTTTGACTCGAAGGTCTCTCTGATTTTTTTACTTTTGGTATCAGCGGCGATCTCTTGATCACAGGTGGGACATGTGTCGTTATCCTCATAGAATTTTACGTCCTTATCAAACTTTTTAATCTTCTGATCAAACTGAAAGTCAAACTTCTCGAGCTTGTCGATTTGTTTTTTAGTTGCAAACAACAACTTCTCAACTTCTCTCATCTGGGTATCAGTATACCCTTCAACGAGTTTCTCCAGGCGGGCCAACTCTGCTTGCTGCTCTTTAAGTTCATCTTCATATTTACTTTTGGCAGATTCAGAGATTTTTTCTAGTTCAAAGATATGATCCTCTTGTGTATCTATCTTTGCTTTACTTAGTTCAAGTGTGTGTTCGTTCTCTCGGATAGAATCTTTGAGAGTGTTAATCTTTTCTTTAAGGACCGTATTCATTTTAGAGAATACATTAATGTCCAACAAATCTTCGATAACTTCCCTGCGATGAGAAGCCGGTAGTTGCATAAAAGGAATAAAAGACGAACTACCTAACACAACAATTTGATGAAAACTTTTATGATTAAGTTTTAGAATATTTTGTTCCAAAACTTTTTGATATTCTTTGGCGTGAGAATCTTGGTTAATCATTACACCGTCTTGCCATATTTCAAATTTGGCGGGTTTAAGACCTCTCAGGATTCTATATTCCATACCCAAGGCGTGGAACTCTACTTCAACAACGCAATCCTTACCGTTAACACTATTAACCAATTGTGGTTTATTAACATTACGATGAGCCTTGCCAAACAAAGCAAACGAAAGGGCGTCAAGCATCGTAGATTTACCTGAACCATTTTGACCAACAATCAAACTTGATTTGGTAAGTTCTAGGTTTACAGTAGTAAAAGAATTTCCTGTACTCAGGAAGTTTTTATATTTCAATTGACGAAATTTAATCATACAATTTCTAGACTCTGAGCCTCTATCATTAATTCACGTACACGAGATTTGATACGTTCTTTGTCCAAGTCAGTATCGACCGCATCAATATAACTATACAATAAATCATCGGTACTGTCAATAGAAAGATTTTCATCATCGACCTGAGCACCAGCAAAATCTTGAAAGTTTTCTGCGATCTGAAGGCCGTGAATTTTTCTCATATTAATTCTATCAACAAATTTCTCAAACTCTATTGGTTTTGATTTGTTAACCACGATTAACTTGACAAACTTCTCATCGAGATATGAAACGTTTTTAATCGCTTGTGGTTTGGTATCATCATAATAAAGTTTTTCAAAGATAGTAATAGGGTTTTCCACTGCTTTGAGTTCTCTTGTGTCTGTATCAAAAACGTGAAAATATTTTCTGTCGTTTACGTCAGACCAAAAAAATTCCATCTGACTACCCAGATAATGAATGTTGCCTTGTTGCGATTTGGTATGGAAGTGTCCGGAAAGAACCATTTCAAATTTAGAAAACAGGCCTGGCTCCATTCCGTCTGTACAAGGAATTCCCAGCTGCATGTCAAAACCGTTTAGTTCTAGATGTGCGCCGCAAATATCAGCCTTGCAGTTCTGTATAAATTCACGGGTCTCTTGTTCGTTCTCATTATTAATCCAAGGCAGTAAAGCAACTTTACACCCGTCATAGTCAACAACTGTAGGTTCTTCAATAATTCGAACCTCGCTCATATAGTGACCAAGAAGTTCTTTAAGCGCATTTAACCGATTGGTGTTTTTGAAATAACAATCGTGATTGCCTGGAATAATATCCATGTGAATACCAAAATCCCTAAGGCGCCTAAGAAATATTCTCCGATTATGATGAAGTGCTTTGAAATTAATCGAAGTACGGTTCTCATAATAATCTCCAAGATGTAAAATTTTTTTGATACCATGTTCTTCGAGGTATGGGAAGAAAACGTCGCGATAGAACTTTTCTTGGTAGTCCATAAATATTTCAGAAGAATTTCTAATACCGCAGTGTGTATCATTTAGTATTGCTATAAGCATTTATTCACCAGTTATGTACTACGTTTGCCATTATAAAAAAACATGTAAGAAAATTAACTCCGACGATAAGAGTCCGTAAGAGTGCAACATAATCATCATAAGGTTCAGTTTTGTCGTCAGAAAATCCGCCAAGAGCGTATTTCCAAATAGTCCAAAATTTCATTATATTTTACACTAAACTAAGAAACTTGTCAAGTCCGAATCAACGTGGCGGGTTCTTTTCTTGCGTTCTTTCTTTGCATAACCTTTCACAGCATCATCAACGTCTTTCACTGCGTCGATACGTTCACGAAGATCATCGATGAAGGCCTGTGTTTGTTTTGCGGCTGAATTGTTCTCAAACTCTTCTGCAACTATCTGTTCAAGTCCCGACTCTGATAGATAACGAAGTTTAATATCCTGTTGTTTCTTTTCTTTCTGAATTCTACGTAGGAATGCGTACCACGAAATCTGTGTAAAGTATGCGAATGCGTTTGGTTTACCAGTGCGTGTAGCGGTCTCTATATTATAGTTGTCAATCGCCTTGAGACAATTTTCTACAGCGTCCATCACCATCTCTTCTCGATATGTGTAACGAACAAAGTTTGCTTTGTGCGAAAGTCCCTCAGCAATTTTGAGGAAACATCTGGCTATGTAATCTGGAACCACGGGTTTAGGGTCTCCGCGTGATACAAATTCATTGGCTTTCTTTACATGATCTACAACCGCTTGGGAAAACTGTGCGTTGTTTACGTAATGTGGTTTCTCTTCTTTTTTCATATAACAAATCTCATAAATCAAAATATAAATTAATTATCGCATAAAATTTCTTTTTTATCAAGCTTGACTTTCTTATAAAAATGTGTTACCCTAGAGCTTAACACGCCAGGGATAATATACTAATGAATCAAAGGGGGAAATGGAATGATATTACTAGGTTTATCAGAATCTAGATCTGAGACTATAGATGTATTCACATTCTTTTTTGTTAGTTCATTAAGATAAGTCGCAAGTTTTTCATACTTTATTTTTTTCTCATGTGAATATTCAACACGACGAATATCGCCAGAGTCGTTCATATCTTTAACAGCGATGTCATATTGATATACCAAATATTCTGTAGGTTCAGCCGTTGATATAATGTGGTCAGAATTAATAATAATTAAATCTTCAGTAAGTTCTTGATAATGCATCCAAGGTTTGAACATATATATTCTTTGTTCATTATTATGCATCCAAATAATTTCCATGCAATTCCGGACAACTATTTCCGAAAAATCATCTTCAGCCCATTCAATTACATCACAGACAATTTCTTGTCCGTTTGTTAGGATAAATTGTTTAACATTTCTTTTTTTCATTAAATTTTTATTTCATGCATCTTGTAAGGAAACTTCTCACTATTATATATCCTAACTCTTTCAGCGCTGTGTTGGAGAGTGAAATTAGGTTTTCCTTTATATCCTAAGTCATCGGCAACATCATAGAGGTTGGTAGTCCTGCCATCATCTGACAATCGTAGACCTCTACCAATGGACTGTAACACTCTGATTTGTGATTTGCTGGGAGATGCGAATATAATGTTATGGATATTGCGTATGTTAATCCCAGTACTAAAAGTCCCCAAGGAAGCAAGAGTAATAGAATTTGACTGTGACTCGACAATTTTTCGAACTGCTTCACGATCATTAGTTTTAGTTTCTCCAGATACATAAAATAATCTTCTCCCATCCTCTATTTTGTCTTCTATTATATCTCTCAACACTTTTCCATGTTTTTCGACCAAGTTAAAAAGAACAAGCGTATTCCCATCCAGACTGCAAGCTAAATTACGTAGAAACTTATTACGGGCATCACAGGATACTAAAAAATCAATTTCCTCTTGGTAGGTAGCATTAGACAAGTTTTTTTTAATTTCTTTGTCATATCTTAAAACTATTATATCAATGTTTAATTTAGCTAAGGTTTTTTCTTCTTGTAGTTTTGCAGTAGTAGTAACCCTAAGCACTGGCCCAAAAAGTCCCTCTAAGACCATCTGGTTGACGCTGGTGCCATCTAAAGTACCAGTTGTACCAAAACGATACTCAGCATTTAATGATTTGTTCATAATTGACGAGAGGGATTTTGCTTTAAAACCATGACATTCATCACCGATGGCCATACCAAATTGTTCGAACCACTTTGTGCCTAAATTATGAATAGACTGCCATGTACTAATTATTATAGGTTTTTCTGTGTCTTTATCTTTACCAGAATAAATGCGGTGACAGTTACTTTCTGCATCAAAATTATAACTAGTAAAGTCTGAGTACATTTGTTCAACTAGACTAGTAGTCGGAACGATTAACAATATTTTTTTGTCTTTGCATCGGTCAAGATACCATCTAATAAGAAGATAGATGATGAAAGATTTTCCAGATCCCGTGGGAGACACCAGAACACTTCTTTTGTTTTCCAGTGCATGTATGAAAGCATCATACTGATAGTCACGAGGCATAAATGGTAGATTGATTTTTTCAATCCATCGCATAAGGTCCATATGGTTTAATTTATTTTTAGTCCCAGGCCATCCGTAAGGTGTTTCCTCATACTTTAAAGGTATACCTTTTCGGTAGATAAACTTTTCTATTTCCGACAAAAGACCAGCATTGATTTCACCGTTCATGCGATTGAGTAGATGAATCTTCCCATCCCACCGACGAGATTTAAATGCAGGCATGTATTTTGCACCTGGCACATCAAAAGAAAAATAATCATACAATTCTTGAGCTAGTGAAGTTTCACACTCCACTAACTGTAACATCGCATGATTTTTTAACTTCAACTTAATCACATTAGAAACCGGCTTCAAACTTCTTGTAGTCAATCATATTCTTAATGGTCTGATGTCGCCAATTAAGATTGTTAATGATTTCAGATAGTGTATCTATAACTGTTTTAATGTACTGAATTTTTGCTTCGGATGCTTGAAGTTCTGGGTCACTTTCATAGTAGTGTTCCATCTCACCCTTTAGAATCTTTAGACCATTGAAGGGGTCTGGGTCCCATCCTTTTTCTTCTATTGACTTCTGGTCTAACTTTCCATTATAATATAACCACTTATCTTTCAGAAGGATTTTCTGTTTGAACTCCGCATCTTTCATTTTTAACTTAGCATCAGCTAAAATAGACAAATACTTAGAGTGTAATGCGGGAGTGTTACGAGATGTTTCATCTAAGTGCGCTGAGGGGATTTTACTGTCCTCTTCCCACATAGACAAGATATCTTTTAAGTCCATTGTGTTGACTTCCTAGTAATTTTCTGGTATTATACCACACTTAACTAGGAGATTCAAGTTATAGTAGTTCGAAGTAAGAATATCTAAACCCAGCAGAGAATGTCAACGGGGTGACATCACCACCTAGTGTGGAGAATTCAACGCCTGTAATATTGACGGGAAACGCATTGATATAACGAATCTGTTTGTTCGCATTATTGTGACTAGAAAGAATGGTGACAGTAATGTCAGCTTCAGAACCAATGCCAGTTAAAACAGTTCCAGCAGCAGTCTTATACTCGTCATTGACCATGCGATTTAACCAGGCAAACATTTCTTCGTATGCTCTCATATCTTCATCCATCATAAAGGTAAAGTTGACTTCATCGAATAAAATTTTATCACCGATAATTGGCACATTTCTTCTTTGATATGGAGCTTCAACCTCTGAGACAGAGACGCTAGGGTGTGATATAGATTGTGCAAAGTACTGGATATTCGGATAATTCTCTTTCGAGATAGAGACCGCAAACCCCGTAGGTTGAAGATAGTTAATGTTGGTTGTCAGTTCTGCCACGGTATGTAAACCCTTAATCGTTTCTTCTATTTATACCTTGACATACTAGAAAAAATGCTATATACTATTTCTATTGTTTGGGAATTTATTTTATGATTTTATCTAAGTCCGACGCCTACTATGCGGCAAATGTTTTTGAAGAGTTCTTTGCTAACTTCGAACGCATTGATGATTATATGCGTACTGTTAAAATGGAACGCATGGAATCTTTTCCACATTCACTTCCAGGCATGGGGATTGAAAACGATTTTTATGATGGACACACCATTCATCCTAACGATATGGAAATTTCTTTTCATGTGGAAAAAGTTCAAAAGTTTTATCCTTATTGTGAAATTGTCACCTCAGCTATAATCGAACAGAGTATTCCAGGCAAACAGTTGTGCCTTTTGGTTAAAGAAACAAATACCAATTCGATTTTAGGTATGATACGCTTAGGTTCTCCAGTTATCAATTCTAGACCACGTAATGAATGGTTAGGAAATCCTCTCGATTCGTATAACGCCGAGGTCATGAAGAGATTTAACAATTCAACAATCATGGGATTTACGATTGTAGCAAGTCAACCTTTTGGTTTCAATGCTCTTGGTGGAAAATTGTGTGCTGCTATTTGCACATCCCATGAAGTAAGAAATCTATTAAATAAAAAATATGATGGTAATTTCTGTGTCTTTGAAACCACATCTTTATATGGTTCTAGTAAATCATCAAGTCAATATGATGGTATGAAACCTTTCCTGAGATTTACTGGTCTGACAGATTCGAATTTTGCACCTCTTATTAATGATGTAAAATATCGTCAACTCGACCAATGGTTTTCAGATAGAAATGAAGGTGAAAGAATTGTAGACCGTGAAGCGTCTTCACGTAAATTAAAAACACAAACGAAAATGGTTAGTGTAATAAAAGCATCACTTAAATTACACGATCAATCTGCTTATGAAAAGTTTTGTGGTGTATATTCTAACGCTCTAAATCTTACGGAAAAGAAAAGATCATATGTATCTACTTATGGTTATGACGCACAATCTGTCAAAGATTATCTAAACTTGAAAAAAGATAACTTGACGCAAGCAGAAAATTATGATAGATTCAACTTTGAAAATGTTGTTGAGTGGTGGAGAAATAAAGCGTCAAAACGATATGATACTCTCAAATCGGAGGGTCGTTTACGTACCCAATTAGAAACGTGGAACACTAACGCTGATGAAATAGACATTATTCGATAAAGTTATATTCTTATTCCAAAATAATCTAAAAAAGTGTTGACAAAACATAATTTTCGTGAGATAATTACTTTGTAATTAACGATAAGAGAGGAAAAACAATGTATGAAATCCCAGAAGACTGGAAAGGTCTAACATTCGCAACACGTTCAGATGTGACGTTACAAGATTTGCGTGATAACAAAAAAATTATTGATTTCTCACCAGAGGAATATCAGCGTTTCTTTCGTGCTGATTTGAAATGGCAACAAAACCTTATGGCGTCATTCTTTGCGTCTGATGATGACAATCCTATTCTTATCCCAGAAATTGCATTACGTTATCACGAAACTGATGATGGACTCTTTATTGAAGTGATGGATGGTTGTCAGCGTACAACTACTGCAACACGCTATATGGAAGGACTGTTTGAACTACCAGACAATCCAGCAATCTCTGCATTTGAATTAAATGGAAACGTATACAATCTTGTTGGTATGACATTCCCACAAATCCAACGCAAATATTCTGTTGTTGCAGATTGGATTTTGACGAAAAAAATTCACTGTCAAATTTATGTAAACATTACAGATTTACATGCCGCACACGTTTTTGTGAAGGTGCTGAACAACTCAAACGAACTGAAACCACAAGAGAAGCGTAATGCAATACGTTCTTTCTTGTCAAAATTCATACGTTCTACTGCTCGCACAAATGCACACAAATTGTTTGAACTTGAAACAGAAAATGGTCCAGATTGTAAACATGTAAAAATCTCACACAAGGAGATGGATGTAGACAAAATGGTTGCTGAGTTGGCAACAATGATGGTTTTTGGCCCACAGTCTGGTACTGGCGCTGGGCAGGTAAACAAACTGTATGAGGATGAACGCTTTCTAACAAAATTCCCATACAAAACTGCTATTGATGAGACACTGAAACAAGCTCTGTCTGGTATCAATCGCAACCCTAACCTAAAAGAAACATTCACTGCAAAGGTACTACGCAACTATCTTTATATTGTGTCAATGATGCACCAACAGTCATACAATACGGCTCCTGATGCGTTCATGCGTTTGTATGCAAAAGCTCATGCAGAATTGAAAATCGTTACTGCTGAATACAAAAAACTTACAGGGTTTTCAAAGTCTCAGTATTCGATACGCATGTCTGGTACTGGTGGTGAAGATACTGCTGCGGCAATTGACATGGTAATGGAAAAAATGATGGAGTTGTCGAATGGTAAGGAGTTTTGGACAGTAGATCCAAAACGCTGTTATACCAAAGAAGAAGTGTCTAACATGGCAGTCGTACAGAACAACATGTGTGGACGTTGTGGAGAAGAACTTGATGATAGTCCAGTAGGCGCACATGGTTATGCATGGGCAGATGGTTCAATGACACTTACTGGTGAAGGTTATGCAGCTCACCAATATTGTAACTTGGAGGAAGGTAGAAACGCTGCATAAAAAAAGGGGGACATTACGTCCCCCAAATTTTTATAACTATCGATATTATTCGATAAAAAGTGTGGTACTATATAAACTGTACTGTACAAATTAGTCAGTACACTTGAAACTTAACTTCCAGTACATATTGTCTGGAACTAATTAAAGGAAATTTAAAATGTCATACAACATTACAGCCCCACTCTTAACTTCGCCAGGCGCTTCTTTTGTTACCTACGCACCAGTAGCTCTAGACGAAATCTATATTTCAAAAACAGACACGGGAGGCACTAACAATCCTGCCCGTTTCGTAATTGATATGGGTAACGTCAATCTCTTGGGGTCTTCTTTCCGCACTTGTGGTCAAGACTTAAGTTGCCCTCTACCAGTCGTTGAGAAACTCCCAGTTCCTCTGAAACAGGACGATAAGATTTACACTTACAAAATGGTTGTTGGGCACCATCGCCACGCTGGTGCAAAACAAGCTGGACTGGAAACCCTAGTCTTTGCCGTCTACAAATTTGAAAGTGACGAAGCCCGTTTCAGGTTTCAGTTAGTAGAAAACAACCACGCCCCCGCTAAAGCAGCCACTTGTGATGATATTGCGAATGCCTTGACTATCGCAGTACACAAGGGTTATATCCAAAACAATGAAGAGGATATGCGTAAGTATACTAATTTAATGAACAAGATTCATGGTAATACCATAAACAAGGCAATTTCGAAAGCGATACGTCAAACAGGCGGTTTTCAAGACTATCACATTTACACAAAAGAAGATATCGAGGATTGGTTCGCTAATAACGACTACGCTTTTGGCGGTAAAAAAGATTCTAAAAGGGATAAAGTTGGTTGGGGTGTGAAAGAAGGTTTCGTGTACGAGTACCTAATGAACGCTATGAGGAAATACTCTACCGAGTCATTGGAAAGTTACTTCATTTGTCACACCAAGGCTCCTACTGAGAAAAACTCTCTAGACGAAAGGCGTAATGCTATGTTGAGCGAATTCCGTAAACTAGAAACTGCAATAGAAAAGGTTATGGAGTTTAAAAAGGAACACAAACGTTTTCCTTGGTCTATTGAAGGTTTCTTGCCTCAAGACAACATTAAACAAGAACGAGAGTTGGTAGTTCTATAAAAATTAAGGGGGACGAAAGTCCCCCTTTTTTTATAACTATCGTTATTTTTATTAGTCGAGGATGTTATCCACGCGGAAAATACGATAGTACTGGTTTTGACGTACTGTGTTAGCCAGGTCACTCTGAGGTGCGCCTGTACCAGCATATGGATTAGCAATAATCCCGTAACGAGTTTTGAACCCGATACGTGGCTGGAAGTCGTTCTCACCAACTGCACGTACCATCTGAAGAGGTACGTAAGGGCAATAGAACACACCTGAGTCATAAGGATTTGTACCCTTATAACCTACAGTTACGTAATCACCAACCGCATATGGGTCAATGTATACACGTGTACGACCATTCAGTACACCTGCGAAGGTGTTACCAGTATCGTCTACCTGAAGGTTAGTAGAAAGAGCAGGTGAATAATCAAGCATACCAGCAGCTGCAAGAGCAGTAGCAACGTCTGAAGAACAGATTACTACGTTACCCTTACCACGACGAGTTTCTTTAGCGATTACGTTACACTCACGCTCGATTTGTACCAACATACCCTTGAACTTCTCAACTGACCAACGACCATCAGCGTCCGTAGACAAATCGAAGATACCACGAGTAGTCATGTTAGACTGAAGAGCACCAATCTTAGCTTGAGAGTTGATAGTACGAACAACTTCACGATTGATTTCAGCAAGAATTTCTGTAGACAGAATGTTAGCAAGTTCTGTCTCAGCGTCAAGACCATGAATAGCCTTGAGGTCTTGAGCGAGTTCAAGCGTATATTCTGCTTTCAGAGCACGTGATACCGCAGTAACCGTTGCCTTCTCGATGGTGAAACCCATTTCGTTAAACTGTTGACCAGTACCGAGGCCTTCAGCAGTTGCTGTAGACATACCACGGTTAACAACAGGTACGTATGTTGAACCAGAATCGTTGATACCACTGTCAACGTTAGTGTCAGTAGCACCTTCCAAACCTGAAACACCACGTGCACCAGGCTGGTCACCGCCAGCTGAGTCACCTGAGTAAGCAGTGATTGCTTCTGAGAACAACGCTTCGTCATCAGCAGTTACTTCGTTAGCAGAAGTCTTATAACGAGACTTCATGGCGAAGATAAGACCAGTAGGACCAGTCATAGGTTGAACGCCACAAACGTCATATGCCATCAAGTT